AGCCCGCACCTACGTCTGGGGGAAGTAACATGAGCCTCACCGACATCCTTTTTAACGCAGCTTCTGGGGGTGTCGTCGGTTCGCTGCTCCACCTCGGGACAAGTTTCTTCGAGACATGGCGAAAGAAGAAGGACGCCGAAGTGGAAATCATGCTGCTCAACGCCAAGCTGGCCGCAGCCGAGAAAGAGGCAGCGTGGAACGCCTTTACCGCATCCCAGAAGACCGGAGACAACACCCTTGTCATCCCTGTTGGGACGTGGCCTTGGGTTGGCTCAATCTACGTCCTTGTTGAGGCTTTCCGCCAGCTTACGCGCCCAGGACTGACGTGGGCGGGCTTTATTTTTCTGACATCAGTCTACTTCTCCGCATCCCCTGAAGTGCGCGCCACCATGTCACCCGAGATTCAATTTGGATCATGGACGCTGATCTTCTGGTGGGTGGGCGCACGCTACAATAAATCTAAATGAACTCCGACAACATTCGCGCTACCCTCACCGCTGCAACGCCCGCCGTTGCGTTGGTTAGTTTTTCGCAAATCAACGAGATTGCCGGTCTTATCGGCACACTCCTCGGCATTGCCTTTCTCCTCTGGCGTTGGAATCGCGAAGCCCGACGCCGCCGCTAACTTATCACTTTCCGCACGGCTGACTGCCGGCACGCTAGTCAACATTAAATTCTCTCTACCATGCCATACTCAGGAACTATCGACGGTCCATACCAAATGCGCAAGTATCTCGGCTTGCCTAACTCAGCAGACATTCAACTGGGTGAGTCACCCCCGCTCGACCTCGTCAAAATCAACTCCATCTCCGGCTCAGGCGCCACGGTCACTTTGACCGCCGCCCAATCCGGTTCCACTGCACTGTTCGACCGTGCCGCTGGTATCGTCTACACTCTGCCAGCTCCCGAAGTCGGTCTCTTTTACAGATTCTTCGTCTCGACGACCATCACCTCGAACGCGGCAAAGATCATCACCAATGCGGCTGCCGTATACCTCTTGGGCAACGTGCTGACTAACACAGTCGGTGCCACCCCAGCCGCTGCCGACGGTCCTAAGACCTTCGCTGGCAACGGTTCCTCGCACATCGCCATCTCCATGAGTGGCACGACCACCGGTGGCATTATCGGCACCTGGCTCGAGTGCGAGTGCATCTCGTCAACTCTCTGGGCTGTCCGCGGTGTCGTTTGTGCCTCCGGCACTATCGCCACTCCGTTCTCCACCAGCTAACCCTTTGGGAGGTCCGGGCATGGTGCTCTGGCCTCCCTTTTTAACCAACATGTCCACATCCTCATCCTCCATCACTCGGGCAGCTTGCGAGCTGCTGAACTCGGCCCTGACGCAACGCGAATGGTCCGACAAACGTAAAGACATCGTCTCGGCGGGCAAGCTCTCTTCCCGTCTTGAAGACCTCACCATTTCCCGGCCAATGTACGACGGCACTGTCGTCAACGGCCAACCGGTCGACGCCGCTGCCGCCATGCGCTTCGCGGACGTTTCCAAACTCTGGGAACGTGACACCGTCTCTATCGACCTGTCTGACTCCGAATTCCAAGCCTGCGTCACCTGTCTCAAGCACTTTTCGGACAAGCGCAGTTTGCCCGGCAACCGCTTCAGCGCAGAACTGCTTGAGCTGTTCAAACTGACCGATTAACGCCTCTCCACCACGGGAAGCATTCCCTTCCCGTGCCTATCAATTATTGATCCACACCTGCCATGCCGATGCTACCAGAAGTCTTTGACGAGTTGTCACAAACCACTCAGAACGCCTGTATCACTGGGTTGCTCCAGCGTTGCAAGGACTACCTGAAGCTTTCCCGTGTCGAGATGGTTCGGCACTATCCCGACTGGGATCGGCATGACATGGTTTATCGTGGTGAACGTCAAGCTGACGCGGAAGACGTCAAAGCCTCCGAACGCAAAGAGCCGATGAAGATGATCGTCCCGTTGACGTATCAGCAGGTTCAAACCTTCGTCTCGTTCTGCTACGGTGTTTTCAATCAGCGGGACTTCTTCTACGAACTGGCGGGAGCCACTCCTGCGGACGAGCAGGCGGCCAAGATCGGTCAAGCAATCATCGAGCGTGATCTAAACTACAACCGTTTCAAATCCGAAAAGCTGACGCAATTCCTAACCGACATCGGTCGCTACGGCGTCGGCATCCTCAAGGAGTCGTGGGTGCATGAGACCGTCCCAGTCATCCAGCAGGTGCCGGACCCCAATTTCGTCCAAATGCCAGGGATGCCAATGGTGCAACCGCCGATGATCACGCAGGTGACGGATGCAACTAAGTTCATGGGAAATAAGATCATCCCGGTCAACCCATACCGTTTTTTCCCCGACCCACGTATCCCGCTCACCCGCTGGCGTGAGGGCGAGTTCTGTGCTGACGAAATCGAATACTCCCGCGGGGACCTGGAGCAACTCCAACGTCAGCAGCAATGCGCCGGTGTCGAATACATCCCAGCTTTTCGTCAGGAAGACCTTGACGGTCGCCGTCTCATCTGGATCGGTAAAGACCCGATGCTGATGTACAACAACGTTCCACGCTTCGTCCTCATCAGTGAGCTGCAGATTCGTCTCAACCCGTCGAAGTTTGAATACGCACCGGGCAAGGTTCTCAACCCAGCCATCGACCGTGAGATCAAATGTCTCGTCTGGATGGCTAACGACTCCCGTATCGTCCGACTCGAAGAAATGGGTTACGCCCATGACGAGTTCACGTACAACGTTTCTCAGTTTGCCAATGACCAAATCCGGTTCATCAATTTCGGGTTGGCCGAAATCCTTGGACCATTGCAGGACTCCATCACCTGGTTCATCAATGCCCGCATCACTTCAGTCCGCAAGGTTATCTCCAACCGTTTTGTCGTCGACCCGTCGGGTATTGAGGTAAAAGACCTCACCGACCGCAATCCGGTCATTCGTCTCAAGAAGACCATGGCCGGCTCTGGCGTCGACCGATACATCCAGCAGCTCAAGGTTCAGGACGTCACTCAGTCTCACCTCAACGACTGCACCTATCTAACCAAATACGGTCAGGAAGCTACCGGCATCACCGACACCATCCTGGGACAGTTCGCTGGTGGCCGGTGACCCGCATCCGAAGCCCGTGCCGTTGCTCCAGCCGCCGCTGGCCGTCTCCTCCTCACCGCTCACGGCATCTGGGACTCGGCGCTGTTACCCATGGGACAGAAGCTCTTGTCCAATCTGCGCCAGGGTCTCGACGAACCCACCCTGATCAACACGATCGGCTTGAACCGCCTTCAGTCCGACCCACTAGTCGCACAGGGTGCCGCTAGCTTCTCCCAGGTTACCAAGGACCACCTCGTCGGCAATTACGACTTCCTCGTCTTCGATGGCACTCTCCCGTCCGAGCGTGGTCAAACTGCCATGGCACTCCAGGAACTCCTGATGGCCATGACGAAGGACCCGAAACTCACTTTCCTGTTCAAGAAAGACCCAACCCTCATCCTCAATGAAATCCTCGACCTCCGTGGAATCCGCAACGCCCAACGATTTGACCTCACCCCTCAACGAACACAGGAGCTTATGCTCATGGCTGCAGGACAGGTCAACCCTGCAATGGTTGGAGGAGCTGGAAACCCTGGCGGTGGCCCTCAACAAGCTGGTCCTGGGGGAGGTGCCCCGCAGTCGGGAGGCGGAAATCCTGCGGGAGCAGTCAATCGGGGAAATCCGGGGACTGCGCAGGTTAATGATGGCAACAACCATACGCAAGCTGGAGCTGGAGGAGTTAATTCAGCAGTCGGGCCAGGACGGGCAGGATAACACATCTTTGTTAGAGTAATTCATCACCCATATGTTCACAATCCAAACCTCACTTCGGGCACCAGCGGACGACGTCTCGTCGGACGGTGGCGGCAACCCGTTCGCCCCCAACAGCAGTTCAGCTTCCGAGCCGACTACTCCAGCACCGTCGATGGAATCCAGCCCGTCGGCTGCACCGTCAGCACCGCAGTCGGCTGCTCCGTCGGCACCAGCCCGGTCTGCACCCAGTGCACCCGCCCCGGTCGTCATGTCCTCCGAGCAGCTCCAGCAACTTGCCGCTTCGATGCGTCAGCCTGCTGCACCAGCCGCGCAGGGCGCACCGCAGATGTCTGAGGCTGACTTCAAGAAGCAATTCAACGTCTTCGAGGCCGATTCCAAGTCGTACGAGAACACATTTGGCGTCCAACCGACTCCAGCCCAGCTCGCGGCTTACAACGACCACCTTCAAGCCGTCGCTCGGCAGGCAGTCACCATCAATCGTCACCTGATGGACCAGCGTATCGACGAACTGCGCAATCAGTTCCAACCGGTCCAACAACAATTCCGCCAGCAGTCCGAACAGCAAGTCTTTAACGACTTCGTCAGCGACTACCCTGGCCTTAAAGAATACGGCCCACTTCTGCGTGAAATCACCGACGCAGCGGTTGCCCGTAAAATGCAATTCAACTCCATTCCGGAGGCTAAACAATTTGTCGCGGCACAGGCAGCTAAACTGTTGGGTAAGCACGTGGACTCGTTCCGCGCTGCTCCCAGCTCACCATCAACCCAGACCACTTCGCAGCAGTCTGGCAATCGGTCCATGTCCACCACATCAATGGGAGGGCGCAGTGGAGCATCAGGTGGTGCCGCACCTACACAATCCACAGCCGAACGCTTGTTCCAGGGAGCAAGCTAAGTCAATGCTGCAAGTTAACGCAATACTACCATGGCTATCCTAGGTCTTATCTCATCTGAGTCGTTCTCGGCTCAACGTTTCAAAAACGTGCGCCGGTCGGTGTTTTATTTCTACCCGAACGGTGCTGCGCCCCTTATGGGCCTGCTGTCACTAATGAAAGAAGAGGTCACCAACGACCCCGAATTTCATTGGTACGAAAAACGCCTGCAACCGCAGCGCACCACCACGGCGGCTATCACTGGGAACACCCAGATGTATTCCGTCGTCTCCGCCGACTTCGGCACTTGGACCACCGCTGCTGCCAACTTCTCTGTCGTCGTCGGCAGTCAATACGGCATCAAGGTTAATTCGTCTGTCAACGGTGGCACGTCGAATTTCCGCGTTGGTCACGTGATCAAATACAACGTAATCGACTCGACGCTGGGTCAAGTCGGTCTCATCGGTCGCGTCTCGAACGTTGACGCTGCCAACAACCGTCTCGCCTTCGTCGCCGTCCAGGCGTCGACCAACGCGCTGACGTACAACTCCGCCTCCGCCACCGGCCTTGAAATCCTCATCGTCGGTTCCGCCTTCTCCGAAGGTAACATCGGCTCGTCGTACAACCCGTACAATCTCCCAATCGAGATTTACAACTACACGCAAATCTTCCGCACCGCGTTCCAGATCACTGGCACCGCGCTGAAGACTTCCGCGAAGTATGACGAGACTGGTCCTTACAAAGACCAAGCCAAAGAAGCCTCGGTCAATCACATGATCGAAATGGAAAAGGGGTTCATCTTTGGTCAATCCCTCACGTCGTCCGCTGGCGGCACTATCACCCGCTACACCGGTGGCGTCATGTGGTTCCTCCAGCAGTATCAAGCGCAATACTCCCAGTATCGCGGTGGCGACGGCTCCTCCTCCGGTCCTGCGGCTGTTACCCTGGACACGGACGATGATTGCCGTATCATCACCAACTCGAACAACTACCTCACCGAGAAGTTGTACGACGGTTACCTGGAGCGCGTGTTCCGAGTGACGAACAACAAGTCCAACGAGAAGCT